TGGTGGACTTAACTGGGCGGCTTCTTAGCTTTCAAGCACGCAACCCTGACGCAGAACCATGGGAGCTTGTGGAACTTCCGGCTATTCTTTTTGAGGATACTGAGAAAGAAAAGAGCCTTTGGCCTGAGCAGTGGCCCCTTAAAGAGCTAAAAGCAAAAAAAGAAGCGATGGACCCCAGGTATTGGAACGCCCAATACATGCAACAGCCTACGCTGGACTCAGCAGCGTTTATTAAGCGAAGCCACTGGCGAATATGGGAGCCTGAAGACCCGCCGAAGTGTGAATTTATCATTCAGTCGTGGGATACGGCGCACGAAGCCAAGACAACTGCTGACTACACAGCATGCACAACTTGGGGAATCTGGTATAACGAAGAAGAAAATAACCAACCTAACATTATTTTGTTAGACGCTTTCAAAGATCGTATGGAGTTTCCTGAATTAAAGGCAGTTGCCTTTAAACAATGGAAAGAATGGGAGCCTGATGCGTTTTTGGTGGAGAAAAAAGCTGCTGGCGCTCCATTAATTCAAGAATTACGCCGCATGGGGATACCTGTTGATGAATTTACCCCAAGTCGAGGCAACGATAAGATTACACGGGTCAACGCAGTATCTGATTTATTTGCCAGTGGGTGCGTTTGGGCGCCTGACACACGATGGGCACGAGATGTAATCGAAGAAATCGTAGCGTTTCCAGTTGGAGAGCACGACGACTACGTGGACACCATGACCCAGGCGCTGTTACGCTTTAGAAATGGGGGGTTCATTACGCTGCCAAGCGACGAAGCAGACGAACCGATGTATTTTAGAAGCCGCAAAGCGGCGTACTACTAGGAACTTATATGGCTATTGATAAAGCACTGTACCAAGCGCCCAAGGGCATTGAAGAAGAAGCCGATGAGTTAATGGGCGAACCCGACATCGAGATTGAGATTGTAGATCCCGAGGCAGTTAAAATTGAAGCTGGGGGCCTGGAGATACTAATTGACCCAGACGCAGAAGGCCCTGACTTTTATAACAACATCGCAGAAGAAATTGACGAATCTGAACTTCAGAGCTTGGGTGCGGAGTTGTTGGCGTACGTACAAGACGATTTGGACTCTCGTAAAGACTGGGAAAAGACCTATAAAGAGGGGCTTGTATTACTTGGCCTGAAGTACGAAGAACGTACTGAACCCTGGGACGGTGCATGCGGTGTGTTCCACCCCATGATTACAGAAGCCGTGGTGCGGTTCCAAAGTGAAACCATCATGGAGACGTTTCCTGCTCAAGGGCCGGTAAAGACCAAGATTATTGGTAAAGATACGCGGAAGAAAGAAGAAGCCGCAGCCCGTGTAAAAGAAGACATGAACTACGAACTGACTGAGCGTATGCCAGAGTTTCGTATGGAGCATGAAAGGATGCTGTGGAACCTGCCAGCCACAGGTTCGGCGTTTAAGAAAGTCTATTTCGACCCTAGCCTCCAGCGCCAGACATCAGTTTTTGTACCAGCAGAGGACATTATTGTGGCCTACGGCACCGTCAGTATGGAGAGTGCCGAGCGTGTAACACACCGTATGTACAAAACCAGCAACGAGATTCGTAAGTTGCAGGTAGCAGGCTTTTACCGTGATATTGAGCTGGGTGAGCCTTCCAAGCTGAAGAATGAGCTGCAGGAAAAGAAAGACAAAGAAAGCGGCATGTCGTCTATTAATGATGACCGCTATGCTCTGTATGAGATTCACGCTAATTTGGATCTTCCGGGCTATGAAGACATGGAAGATGACGAGCCGACAGGCATCGCCATACCATATGTCATAACGGTGCTTGATGGAACAAACGACATCCTGTCGATACGACGCAACTACTACGAAGACGACGATACAAAAAAACGACGCGACCATTTTGTCCATTACGTCTACATTCCAGGCTTTGGATTCTACGGTTTTGGTCTGTTCCACCTAATTGGTGGGTTTGCAAAATCAGCGACTTCAATCATGAGGCAGCTTGTGGATGCCGGTACGCTGTCAAATCTACCTGGAGGCTTGAAGTCCAGAGGACTGCGAATTAAGGGCGACGACACACCGATTGCTCCAGGCGAGTTTAGAGATGTAGACGTTGGTGCTGGTGCACTGCGGGATAATATTTTGCCGCTGCCCTATAAAGAACCCAGCGCGACGCTGTACCAGTTGCTTGGAACGATTGTTGAAGAAGGTCGTCGTTTTGCCGCAACAGCAGACATGAAGATTTCGGACATGTCTGCTCAGGCTCCCGTGGGCACCACGTTGGCTTTGTTAGAGCGCATGCTCAAGGTAATGTCAGCCGTTCAAGCGCGAGTGCACTACGCGTTTAAGCATGAGCTAAAGCTTTTGTCGGCAATTATTAGAGATTACACCGACGACGACTACGATTACGACCCTGCTTCGGGACCCCGTGTTGCCAAGCGTGCTGACTACGACATGGTGGAGATTATCCCTGTGTCCGACCCCAACGCAGCCACAATGTCCCAGAGGGTTGTGCAGTATCAGGCGGTAATTCAGTTGGCCCAGATGGCGCCCCAGGTGTATGACATTCCAGCCCTGCACCGTCAGATGCTCGAAGTGTTGGGAATACGCAACGCTGCCAAACTTGTACCGATGGAGGACGACCAGACGCCTAAAGACCCCATCACAGAGAATATGAACGCCCTAAAGCTCAAGCCGATGAAAGCGTTTATGTATCAGGACCATACGGCGCATATTCAGACGCACATGAACATGATGAACGACCCCGCTGTTGCAGCGTTGATCGGGCAGAATCCGCAGGCAAGCCTTATTGTGGGTGCGTTACAAGCGCACATAGCCGAACACTTAGGCTATCAATACAGGCGTCAGGTTCAAGATGCAATTGGTACACCGCTGCCCGGACCCGAGGAGAAAATCCCAGAGGCCATGGAGGTGCAGATTTCCAAGATGGTGGCAGAAGGTTCTCAGATTGTTCTGGCCCAAAGCCTACAAGCCAAGGCGCAGCAGCAGGCGCTGCAGAACGCACAAGACCCCATCATGATGGCAGAGATGCAGAAACTGCAGATCCAACAGGCCGAGGTCCAGCGTAAAGCGCAGAAAGATCAAGCAGATACGCAGATTAAGATGCTGCAGTTGCAGCTCGACGAACTCAAATCTCAGCAACAAACTGAGCTTGAGGGGGCACGTTTAGGGGTCGAGATTGAGAAGTCTCAAGAAGAAATGACCCTCAAGCGTGAGATTGAAGCGACAAAACAAGAGTTAGAGGGCATGCGAATGGGCATCGACCTCGGTAAAACTCTTGCCGAACCCGAAAGGAAACCCACTGAATGATCCAAAAATTCGTAGAAGTTCTACGCCAGAAAATACGTGAAGATTTAAATAACTACGCTGACGATATTGCAGGCGGCGCTTGTCAAAATTTTGAACAGTATCAAAAACTCTGCGGGGTCATCCAAGGTCTAGCCATTGCAGAGTCCTATCTTTTAGACCTTGCTAAAAAAGTAGAGGAAACAGATGACTGACGAAAATCAGCAGGCAACTCAGTTGCCAAACCCAACTGGCTGGAAATTATTGTGCGCTATTCCTGAAGTTGAGGATAAGTTTTCTGGCACCGATCTACTCAAGCCTGATTCAATGGCAAAGATCGAAGAGCACAGCACTACTGTTTTGTTTGTTGTCAAAGTAGGCCCAGATGCCTACAAAGACGAAAGTAAGTTTCCGCAGGGCCCCTGGTGTAAAGAGGGTGACTTTGTGTTAGTTCGTGCTTACTCAGGAACTCGTTTTAAAATTCACGGCAGAGAGTTCCGCCTGCTTAATGACGATCAGGTTGAAGCCGTTGTTGAAGACCCACGTGGGTATACCCGCGCTTAATAGGAGCTGATCATGGCAGAAAATTACAAATTCCCCGACGAGAAAGAACCAGAAGACAACGATTTTGAAGTTGAAACTGAAGAAGGCGATATTGAGCTAGAAATCGTAGACGATACGCCTGTAGAAGACCGTGGGCGTAAGCCTCTTGACCGTGAAGTTGCTGACCCAACGGATGAAGAGGTCGCTGAATACAGCGAAAAAGTACAAAAGCGAATGAAGGAGCTTACGCATGCGCGTCATGACGAGCGTCGGGCAAAAGAAGCGGCTACGCGTGAGCGGGAAGAAGCAATCCGTATTGCGCAAAAACTAATTGAAGAAAACAAAGCACTGCGCCAAAACGTCAACACAAGCCAGAACACGGCGGTTGAAAGTATGAAGGCCCAGGCCGAGTCAAATTTGGTTATGGTTCGTAAAAAGCTCAAGGAAGCTCAAGAGAATTACGACACAGACGCGATTATTGCTGCCCAAGAAGAACTGGCTGAAGTGAAGTTTAGTATGGAGCGTTTGAAAAATTATCGCCCAGCCCCTTTACAGGAACAAAAAGAAGAGGTATATAATCAAACCACTACGCCGCAGGCACCTCCGCCCGACCCAAAAGCGATGAGCTGGCAACAGCAAAATCAATGGTTCGGTCAGGATGATGAGATGACCAGTCTAGCCTTAGCGGTGCACAAGAAATTGGTCGAAACAGGGGTCGATCCCCGCAGTGATGAATATTACGAGCGAGTAGACGCTCGCATGCGTGAAGTGTTTCCGAGTCATTTCGGAGAGACACGGAAGGAACAACCGAGTAAACGTTCGGCTAACGTAGTAGCCGCTGTAACACGATCTGCCAATGGCAAAACAAAAGTTAAATTAACTAAAACCCAGGAAGCCCTGGCGAGAAAATTTAACTTGACCAATGAGCAGTACGCTAAAGAAGTCCTTAAACTTACATCGGAGTCCTAAAATGTCTGAACGAATGAGCCGTGACGGTGCGCAAGAACGCACTCCTAGAAACCTTCAAACACGTGAGAGTTCTGCTCGTAGCATGGAGTACACTCCACCGAGCACTCTTCCTGACCCCACCCCTCAACCGGGCTGGAAGTTTCGATGGATTGCAACTGCCCTTCTGGGCGCTGCTCTTCCTCAAAATGTTT